GCTTTTTCTTTAGATGATTCTTCTTTTTTCTCTTCTTGAGTTTCTTCTTTTTTCTCTTCTTGCTCTTCTATTTGTTCTGTTTCTTTCTCTTCGTTCTTTGCTACTTCTATTTCGTTTGATGTTTCCTCTTCTTCTTCTTGGGCTTCCTCTTGTTGCTGTTCTGGTTCTGTTATATCTTCTTCTACCGCAACCTCTTCTGTTGTTGTTTCTTCTGTAGCTTCTATTTCAGTTTCTATTTCTAACTCTAATTCTATTTCTGCAATTTCAATTTCAGCAATCTCAATTTCTACTTCTTCATAACTAGGCTCTTGAACATCAATAGGTGCAAAGTCTATTCCTATATCTGTTTCAACTGGAATATTTGAGTCAAAAATATCTTCAACAACATCTATAATTTCTTCTGTTGCATCTGAGTTTAAAGCAACAAACATTTCTACGCTTGTTATTGTTTGTGTTACAATGGTATTGATAACGTTATAAAGAACATTAACTTGGACTGAGTCAAATAAGGGTCCAATAGATAAATTAATATCTCTACCTCCTATTTCTATAATTACAGTTGTTAAACTTCCAGAAAAATCAAAACTACTTTCATATGTTTGATAACCAGAATTAGTACCACTAGCTGATAAAATATCAGTTCCGGAAAAAACATCTGTCGTTCCATTTTTACCTGTAATGTGCATATAGATTGAATCTTCAGCGTCTTGTTTATCTACTTTAATTGAATAGTTAGTTTCTCCACCATGTTTTATATTTAGTTCTGAAATATCTACTGTTTGAATAAAAGTAGTTCCCATACCCTCAACACCCATAGTTGAAGTTGAATTACCAGAACCAGTTATCATTGCACATTTATCAGTTCCTAATTGACCACATGAATTGCCACTAGGCATAGAAGCTGGTCCTTGACCTCCCCAATCAATATTCATTTCTCCATCTTTAGATGAAGTAACAAAATCATTTTCACTGTCTAAAATATTTCCAGAATCTTCATTCGTAACTGTGGTTGTTGTTATAGTAGTTTCTGTGGTTGTTGTTGTTGTTATACCACCATTTTCAAATTCTATTGTTTCAGTAATTACTTCATCAATTATTTCTTCTATTGTAGGGGTACAAAGACCTGTCGTATCAGTTGAGCAATCTACAGCTTGACTAGAAAAGGATAGGGAAACCGATATACATAGCCATAGCGGCAATAAGAAATTTTTTAAATTCATTATTAGCTTCTCTTTCTTCAACTGTTATTTCTTTTCCTTCTAATAAATTAGCTTTTATTAAACTTCCATCTGGTATCATCTCTGGATTATTTAACCAGCCTTCTTTTGCATCTGTTCCTATTGCTGAGTCATAAGGGCAATACGTTCCAGCTTGATACATACTATCCCATGTGCGGCTATCTAAACACAAAACTGACACAGCCGCTACCTTCATTCCCATAGAATAAAGTCTAGATGAAATTTTTAATTTTGCACAAAGTGGATCTTCTTTCATAAGACCAGTTGCTATACCAAGTATGTTTGTTTGTATTGCTCCGCTAGTTGCTACCATACAAACATCAGAATTATTTACAACTACGCTTGGAGCAGAAGCTGTTGGAACTGATTTATCTATTACTGTTGAACTTACTGTATTTGTGTCAGCACCTAATGCTGAGTTCATCATACTGTTTAAAAAAAATATTAATATAGTTGCTAATACTGTTCCTATAATTAATGGATTTCTCATTCACTATAACTTATCCATTTCTGCTTTTAATTTTGTCCATGTGATTTCACTATGAGGACAAGTATTAGTGACTTTTGCAGTTTTTCCATTTGATTCTGTTCCTGTTTGCCAAATAATATTATTAAAATCTTCTTCTGTTTTAATATCTCCATTAACAGTACATTTAACATTAGATTTTAAAATATTTATTGCTGTCCAAAATTTTTCTTGATTTTCCATTATGCTGATAACTCCATTAACATCATAGAAATTTGTGCGCCTGAACTATTAAAATAATAAGTGTTAGCATTTGTTTTAATGTAAATTTTATAGTCTATTGCATCTGTAGTGTTATGTGAAGTATCCATCATATTAAATGCAATAGTTGGTTTTCCATAACCTCCAGACTCATTAACCTGTGCAAGATGACAAACTCTTAATTCTGAATAACTTCCACTACCAATTTTTCTATAAAGTTTTGATACACCTTCAGCAGATCCACCACCATAAGAACCTCTACCTCCTTGCACCCAAATTAATATTTTAGAATTAGTTGCGGCTGGTGTAATTTGGTCTGTGACAATAGTTGCTGTATCACTTGTAGCACTTGTTGATATTTCTGCATGAGTATAAAAATTTTGAGCTTGTAAAACTTTTCCACCACCAGCGCCAGAAATTGTGCCTGTAAAAGCAAAGTTATCTGCTAAATTAATTCCTCTTGATCTTGCTTTAATTAATGCCATTATTCACTCCACACACTATGAGTTAGGTTTCCGTCTGAATCTCTTGCTAAGAGTTCGTCATATTTTGTTTCTGTATCGTAATCTTGTGGAATTTTACGCAAGTTATCTCTCCAAGTTTTGAAGCCACTAGAGAGTGTAGTTCCTTTTTCTTTTGCCATTGTTACTTTCCAATCAGTATTTTGTAATAACTCATTTCTTATAGTTCTTATTTCTGCAAGTTTTCTACTAGCACTTGCATCATTCCATGATTTATTTCTAGCATCTATTTCAGCTTGTTCTTCTGCTGTTGCGTCTCTTACAATATTATTTATTTGTATTTTACTCATTAGCTATTTACTACTCCGTACACTCTTATTTCACCATCATCAAAACTGTTTCCTGAAGGATAAAATCTTAAACCCTCAAAAGTATTTGTCCCACCATCATTAAAATTCATACTTCCTGTAGAAGTTGCCCATTGGTTAGATGTTCTATAATACGAAGAAATAAAGTGTATTCCACTATTAAGAGATGTTCCCATAGCATCATATATAGTCATTTCAAATCTAGCGGGAGTTGTATTATTATTATGAGTACCACTAACAATCATCATGTAAGTACCATTCCATGCTCCATAATCATTTGTATGTGTTGAACTTCCGTTTCCTTGTAAATTAGATCCTATAGAAGTTGTGTAAACATTACTTGAGTCAGCACTTCCATTATTTCTCCATTGAACATAATAGTCTTGACCAGATGTAGTACCACTCAAAGTACCAAAGATTTTATGAATTTTATAACTTGATGAAAAGTGATCAACATTTACTTCTGATACATTACTGCTTATCGTTGAAGTACCAAGATGAACTAAACCACCACTTGAAACATCAGCAAATTCTAATTGTCCAATAGCAGTATTACCACTACCAGAAATACTTTTTACTTTAAGAAATTTATCAGCCGCAATCTGATTGTCTGGTAATTTCATGGTATATGATTGACCAGCCGAATGATCTGGACTTTCTATTGCTACTCCGTGCGATCCAGCACTACACAGCAATCCCAAGCGTCCATTAGCTGAACCATTGCCTTTAATATCTAAACCTGTTCCTGTATATCCTGTACCACTTGAAACAAAATTTGTTTTTGCTTTTGTTACAGTTGCATCGCTTGGTGTTCCTATATCTAAGACATTACCATAAACCATTATGAAATCTATTGAGTCCGAACTTGTTAAAGCACTTGCGAAGGTAATTGTTGATCCGCTAATTGTGTACGAAGTCGTAGGACTCTGAATGACACCATTTAAAGACACAAGCATATGATTAACTGACTCTGGTGAAAAATTAACTGAGTCTACTTGCATAGTATAACTAGCTGTTGCACTTGCGGTTATTGCATCAAGTTTAACAAAATTTCCAACAGTAGGTGTTTTTCCAATATATGCCATTAATCAGCCTCTTCTATTGTATTACCATCTGCTACCCATTTTAGAATATCTTGATAGTCTGTGTTATCTTCTGCTATTGGAACTGTTAGTTGTATTTTATTATTATCGGTTATGACTAAATAAGATGATAACTTTCCGTCAATAGGCGAATTTAATTTTTTTACATTTGATATATTCATTTATAATTCTCCATTTAAAGCTACTAATGACCCATCTGGTGCATTGTTTATCATTCTAACCCAACCCGCAGAACCTTGCGTGCCACTTACATTTTGGTATAAATCGCAATTTAGAGGAGAAGATTTATCAAGAACAAAAGTATTAAATTCTATATTTGAATTTGTACGAAACCATCTAAAATAGTTTGAACCACTCGCACAAGATAATGATGGTGCTGTTCTCATCTCTGTTCTGAAATTGTAAACACCATATATTGTACTACCACTATATTGAGCAAAAGGTAAAACTGCATCTTCATTATCGCCAGACTCTTTTTTTGCAATTACTTGAAAATATCTTTCACATCTTTTTAAATTATTTCCAAAACTTTCATGTTGAAAAGCTGGTAAAGTTGAAGAAGTAAATTCTCCTACCTCTACTTGTATTCCTGTAATTGCCCAGTCATTCGCTGTATTATCATTAATTGCTAAAGTAGAAACACCTCTATCTCCATCTGATCTTGCTTCCCAAGAAGTAGGAACAGCACCACTAGAATATGAACTACCAGCACCAAGCCACCATTCAAAACGAAACCCAGCACCATTATCATTATTGATTGCACCAGTTGTATCGGCTGGTAAATTTATTACTTTATGTTCCCAAGTGTTTGCTGAAGATATTGTATAAGTTCCAGCAACTTGTCTATCATTATCACTATCTTTAACAGTTAATTGACCTGTTCCTGTCTTGTTAGATTTTACCCAAAATGCAACTGTCATTTTTTCAGCACTTGAGGTACCTTTTTTAAATACTAAACAATCTTGGGCTTCCATAACATATTGAAACCAAAAATAATCTCCGCTTGCTGGTGAAGAGTCTGCTGTAGTACAATCTATTCTTGCAGCTTTTCTAAAACCCGCATTGTAAGCAGCACCACTTGTTAAACTTTCTTGTGTAGAAGTAAATGCACCTATTGAACCTGTTACAAAAGAAAATCTATCAACAGGAAAGTTATCATTATTACTATTTGCGTGAGTAAATGAAGTTCCTCGCTGAGCTACAGCCATGTTAGAATTTATTAATAATGGTAATGAATTAGGTCTTAAACTTTGACCAGCGCCTGTTACTGTTCCTGTAAAAGCATAGTTACCAGCTAAATTCAAATCTGCTGGTTGAATTGTTCCATCATCTATATCCGAAGATGTTATTGGAACTGACGCTGGTTGTACTCCAATAAATCCCATATTATGTAATCTCTAATATGCTAAGTGTTGCGTCAATCTTTGCACTAACCGAACAGTCAATTTTCAAAATATCAGTTGCTTGAATTACGATTTTGCCACCTGTTAATAGTTCTAAAGTTGAATTTGCTGGTATGCTTACATCTTTAACTAATAAAACTGTTTCATTTGTTTCTGTATCTGATGTGTCTGAAACTAATTGAACATCAACAGTAACAGCCGCAGTATGAATATTACAAAGCATCAAACCTATAACAACTGTCGTTGTTGAATTTGGAACTGTGTAAAGAGTTAATGGCGTTCCAGCACTTGCTGGCATTGCTCCATTTGTTTTTACTTTAAACGTATTAGCCATTTATATCTCCTATCCTAAAGCTATTGCTAGTGGTAAAGCGTTTGGGTCAGACTCAGAAATTACACCTGTTACTGACATTGCACTTGTAATAGCATTACTAGAAATGTTGATCTGAAACAACTCAATATTATCAGAGCCATCATTTAATTTTACTTTAAGAACTCCACTTGTTCCATTATCTACCCACATTGTGCCTGTAGTAACAGAAGCTGGTGCAGAACTTCCAATGTGCATTGAGTTCATAGCACCTAAAATATTATTTAATTCAGTTCTAAATGCCGAAAAACCTTGATTTGCTAAACTTACGTCACTTACTTGGCTCATGGTGTATCTATTAAATTATTATGAAGAACTTTGCAACCCATAACCTTTTGCTATGTAGTCAAAAGTTCTATCAACAGCAGAACCAGAACTATTAACAAAAGCAATAGTAAATCCATTTACTGTTTTACTTGTTATTGAATATGTATCTCCTGTAAGCATATTTTGAGCGGCAATACCCAGAGAAGGTGCGGCATAAAAAGGATTTGAATATGTAACTGTTCTTGAACCAGAACTTGTTGTTAAATCGCTTTGAGCAAATGTTCTTTCTTCCATGTTAAGTTTTATTGCTATGTTTTTTACATTACTTGATGTTTGGTCATCATCATTTGTTAATTTTAATCTAAACTTAGCAAACTTAAACTTAAAGGTGGCTGATTGAGTTATATCTACAAAAGAAGTACAGTTATCTAGGGAAGTTGTTGATGTTGCTATTTGTACTCTATGAAATGCGTGTATTTGTTCTGTTCCATCAAAAGGTGCTTTTGCTTCATCAAATAATAATGCACCTCTTCCAGAATCAAATTTATCATAAGGGTTTTCTGCATCTAAGGTAATTGTAGGCTCAATATTACCATCATAAATATTAGTTAATGATAAAGAATTGCTAAAATTATAAAAACCTTTTGCATCTCTATTAGTATTACTAAAGTTTGGATTTGATGTTGTATCAGAGCCACCTAAATCAAAATCACCACTTGGTGTATCAAAGTTTCCAACAGTATCATCAAAATTTGTAACTGTATCAAGAGTTAGTATTACATCTCCAGATTCATCTATTTTAACAGCTAAAGGCAATGTTGCGTCCATCTGATTTGCCGCTCCAACAATATCTGGTGTTTCTGTAAATGAAGAAACTAATTGATATGCTTGAATATCTGAAATATTTGTAGATACAATACTAGCTTCTGCGGAGGTGTTATTGTTTTTATCTACAGCTTTAATTAAATAACTTCCTGTTCTAGCTGGTACTATGGCAAAATCGCATTTTCTTCTAGTACATCTAATTAAATTAGTTGAATTAAGCCAACTTGCACCAGTTGTTACATTTTGATAGCGTATTTCATAAAAAGATATATCTAAATCACTAGCTTTGCTTGGTGGTGTCCAAGTTAATTTTAAATGATCTTGACCATGTAATTCAACAGCAAAATCATCAACATTACTTGGTGCTTCAACACCTCCAACAATAACTCTTGTTGCTGATACAAAGGTTGATTTAACACCTAAACTATTTACAGCCCTTACTCTGACTTGATATTCAGCACCATCTATAACGTTTAAATGTTGATACTCTAATATTTTACCTACTGATATTTCTCTAAATGAATCAGTTACAGTATTTCCGTTTTGATCTTTAGTTTGTTTTATTTGTACTTCATAATTATCAACAAAGTTATCAAGAGAAGCACCAACAGTTATAATAAGCCTTGTTATGACTATCCCATCTGCATATTCTACTAATTCATCTGTTAAAGTAATAGAAGCTGGAGGAAGAATAGAAAAAGGATTTGGAAGAGTAGTATCTGGTATCGTATCAACTTCTTGCTGTGTTCCAAAAGTATAATAGCTGTCTTGATGTTCTGATAATGTAAGTTGAACTGTTGAGTCTGCATTTATGCTCATTGCCTGTACTCTAAAAGGTTTTGCACTAAAAGCTGGGGTAGCGTGAGTTATATTTACAATATCACCTATTTGTAAATCTGTTGCTGTGCCATCTGCGTTTATTGAAACATCTAAACTTGATCTTGACCTACGCAAAATTATTTCAGCCATTTCTTGGGCTTGATATGGGCTAGTCAACATTGAGAAATCAAAACGTCCTTCTAATAATATTCCTCCATCTGCTGTTTTCATAGTTGCGTGTTGATCTGCTGTAGCTAATCCTGTTTCATCTACTGGTGGAAATTGAACTTCGTCTGATTGATAATTTTTTTCTGGATTAATAAAAGAAACTATTACTCTATTAAATCGTGAGTTTTTATTTTTAGATGATATTTGTATTCCTCCAATAATATTATCTTCTGTTAAACTTATTGCGGCTGAACCTGTTGTTTCAACTAAAACTTTATATGCACCTCCAGTATAATTTAAAATACCTCTACAACCTTTTAAAAACTCTTTAACATTATCAATAGCTTTTTTTGAAGTATCTATAACTGCATTACTATCCATTAAATCAATCTGACTTGCACCAGAATATGGAGTTATATTTGTATCGCAAACATCACCAGCAGTTTGCCATTCTGCAAAATTAGAATCAAAATAACTATTAGCAATACCCATACCAAATCTTGTATTGCGTAAATAATCTAATAATTGATAAACTGGATTATCAGAATACGCCCATGTGCTTGATGTGTCTGCTCTATGAGAACCACTTCCTCCTGTTAATGTGCCATCTAAATTTGGATTATAAACTTTTTTACCTTTTACAACTGCATTAACTGTTGGCAATGAACCAAAAGCGTCAGCGTTCCAAGTAAAACGAATTGCTAAATATGCTAGTCCTCTTAGTCTATGATTACTTGTCCAAGATGATAGTGTGCTTAACAAACTAGAAGCTGATTGTGTATCACTTCCAAAATGAGGTTCTACTGTTATTAAACTTTCTGCTGAAGAGTCAGCGTCTGGTGCTTTAAAATAATTACTGTCAGAACTATTGACTGTGATTTGTGTGTTGTCTGCAATATCTGCTGACCATGTTACTAAATTATCGTTTACATGAATTTCTGTAATATCATCTATTTCTCCTTCTCCTAAAACTAAAGCCATGTATAAATATTGATTATCAGTTCCAGAAGTTTCTAAAAAAGCAACATTACCTCCTACTTTTCTTGTTCCATAAATAATAGGTATAGCGGCATTAGCGGCAACTTTATTTACTAAAACACCTCTTGCAGTTTGATCTTGGTTTAAATCTCCATAATCTGGTATGTCTGGAATTGGTATTAACCACGATATAACACTTTCAACAATATCAACAATGACATCTATAATATCTCCAATAATAGGAATATCTCCAAAATCTGGTAAATCAATACTGCACATTTATTTTAATCTCCAATTAGAACCCATATTTTCAAATCCCAATTTTTCAAAAAGTTTATCTCCATTTAATTTTGCAATTATTGATAATGATATTGGTAAATTTTTTGACACTTGTTTTATACTATCTATTAATTGTTTTACTAATTTATAATTTCTATATTTTTTTAAGACATATATTAATTGAATAACCATTGTTTCATCATCACTCCACCAATAAGAAGTTTTATAAAAAATACAAACACCAATTAAATTATTATCATCTAAATTTTTAACACAAATAATTTTACCTTTTTCTAACATAGCATATATAAAATTTTGTAATTTTTCTGATTTTATTTCTGGATAATTACATTCTGATAAATCTTGTTTAAATATTCTTAAAAGTTTAATAATATCTTTTACATCTTTTTTTTCTGCTTGATAAAAATTGCAACTACTCATGTTCTCCCCCATTTAATATCTCTTACTGTTAAAGCTGTAAATTCCATTCCTAAATCTCCACTAAAAAATCTTTGCTGTGAATTACTTGATGTTTGTCTGCCACTTGTTTTTTCAAATTGCCCCCAATGTGAACTAATTGTTAGAACTAAACTTGCTGTTGTTGTTGTATCATTAATTTTAAAATCATCTATTGTTCCATAAAATAATAAAAAAGGGTCGCTTATTAAAGAGTTTGTATCATCTAAAAAACCACGCCATATTTTTACTTCTTTGTTTATAATGTTTTCGTTTAAAGCAATAGCAATATAAGTTTGATCTACGCCAGATAAAGATAATGCTAAAGTATTTTTTGTAGGTGAATTAGTTTCACTTACATTTGTTATTCCTTTTAAATGACCACTTGAAGAATATGTTTCAGAACTTCCAGAAACACTTGAAACTAAATCAAAACTACAATTAGTTAAATAAACTGGAGTAGCAAAAGCTATTTTAACTAATATTACTGGATTAATATTTCCTGTAGCTAATTCATTTTTAACAGCAGTTGATAAACCTCTTGCCATTATAAACTTTCAGTTACATCAAATTCAAATTTGAATAATGGTTTACCTTCATTATTACTTTGGTTAGATTGAAATTCTTGAAGATCACTATTTAAGTAAACAGTAAAAGGTATACTATCATAAGTTACTGTTTCATCATTTGCTAATGCACTTCTTAAAGGTGGCTCTATTGTAACTGTAGCCGCATTACTTGATGAAGTAACATCAGCCATAATCATATAGACTTTAGAATGACCAGAAAATTTTATAAAATCTCCAGCCTTTAATCTTCCAGCACCATCAGCGTGAAATCCATCTATATCAATAGTTGTATCTCCAACAGCATGAACTCCATTAACATTAATAGTAGTATTTTCATTTCCCTGTGCGTTTAAATAGCTGGGGAAGGTTATAGTGAAGTTTTCTTTTTGTGATCGTTGTTTAATAATAAATGCTTGTATTGGTGCAAATGTAGATCGTGGCATTAATGGATAACTAACTGTAAAAGTCCATCTTTGACCATCTACTTGCCTTCTAAATGTTTTGCCACTATCAGTTGTTGAAACCAATGTTTTTTGTTGGCTTCTAATATTTATAGCGTCAAATGATGTATCTGGTAATGCCCCACTCATACTATTGCCATTCTTCCTTTTTCATTAACAGCACTATTAATCATATTTATTATGACTCCTCTACTATTAACTAATAATTCATTGAACCCTCTAGCATCAACTGTATTAATATTGAAGTTTACAGTTACTGGCTGACTATTACCCACTTTATTATTTGGAACTATTTTTCCAGAACCACTAGGTACAAACATTTCTGGACCTGTTTCTCCAACCATATATGCTTGATTTTTATTTACTGAACCACCGCCTTGCCTTCCTTGATATTGTTGTCTTGCTATTGTTGCAATTTGAACAGCACCTAACCCACCAATTATTGCGGCTAATGGGATTCCTATTGGACCCAACTTTAAAGCATTTGTTATACCTTGTGCAGTAGCCATAATTGCATCTTTAACTGCTAATGCTTTATTTATCATAAACATTTCACGATTATTTTTTGCTAATTCTGCAATTAATTCTCTACCTTTTTCCATAGTTAGTTTTTTTGTATTTTCTTTTAACTCAACCATTTTAGATTCATTTGCTAAAGCATCATCAAACATTTTTTGTTGATTATTTTTTGCTTGTTCTCTTTCATCTCTAAATGTTTGTAATGATAATCTTCTTCTTTGCATTGCAAATTCTTTGTAAACTTCCATAGTTCTTTGAAGTTGCTCTTCTTCTTTTTTTAATTGATCTGTAATTGCTTTCATTGGGTGTTCTTGATTTTCAAAAATTTCAATTAAATTTTTATTAGCTTCATGTGTTGCTAATAAAGTGCCATGTAAATCTCTATAATCTCCATCTAATAAACCGATATTTTCTTTTAAAATTTTTACTTTTTCAGTTTGATCTTTAACAGCATCTGTATTTTCATTATTTTTTATAATAACTTCATTTTGAACTTTCATATGTTCATTTTGACTATTTTTTAATGCTACATTTTGTTCTCTTAATGATCTTAATTTAACAATAGCGTCATTCATTGTTGCTGTATGTTCAGCTAGTGTTTCTTCTGATACTCCTACTTGTCCTTCAAAACTTTTAATGACTCCTTCTGCTGTTTTAAGTTCATTTTCATAATGTTTAATTAAAACATTATTATTTTCTATTGCTTCAGAAACATTATCAAAATCTTTTGGTAACTTTCCTAATGCTGATTGTATTTTATCAAATTGTGAAACTACTATTGCCGCTCCAGCAATAAATAAATTTCTTTTTATTGTTGCATTGAATAGTAACATTGATGAATTGGCTGTAGCTATTGCGGCTGACATTCCTAAAAACATTTTTGCAACTTTTATTCCTATAAAAAATTGCATAACATCTAAAAGTAAATCAAAATTATCTTTTAAAAAAATAATTGCTTCAGCACCTGTGGTAACAGCTTGGGCTAAACCTTTTCCTATTGTAATTGCAAATTCTTCAATCGTTTCTGTATTTTCTGAAAGAAATTTATCTAAATCTCCAAATTGTTTTTTCAATTCTGAAAAAAATCCAGCTTCAAGAATTGTTTTTTTAAATGTAAAAAATTTATCACCAATCATTGAAAGAGTACCTTCAAATGTTTTAGCTAATTCTCCTGTTGCATCTCCAAATTTTCCGCCTTTACCAAATACTCTTTTAAATGCTTCTGCTGTTTCTTCTGCTGTAACTGTAGCACCAGCTTTAAATCCTAATAAATCTCTAACACCTTTTTCTCTAAATAAATCAGCACTTGCTATACCAGCAGATAATGAGCGTTGTATTTGTTCAGAAGCAGTTCTAAAATCTAGTCCTGTAACAGCCGCTACATTACCTGTAATTTCCATAATATTAGATAATTCATCAGCATCTTTTGAAACAACAGATAATACTCCAGCCCCTTGTTGTATTTGCTGTAAACTAAAAGGAACTTTAGAAGCAAATTTTGCCATATTATCAAAGGCTTTTGCTCCTTCTTCTGCACTACCAAATAAAAATTTAAGCCTAACTTGTAAACTTTCTATTTCCATTCCTGTTTTGACAAGACTACGAACTGCTAAACCAGCACCTAAACCAGCTAATGCGTTTCTAACATTAAATACAGCTTTTTTTACTCCATCTAAATTACCACGAACTTTATTTAAGGCTTGTTGAGATTTATCTCTAGCTATTATATCTATATTTACTTTTTTTGTAGCCATTAGCGG